GGGATCTTACACTTCGCAGCGATCAGCTAAGACCATACCACACCTACAGTATACTGGGTGGAGGTGGAGATCCATCCGAATAATAGTCTTAATACCGATCTCTCTTCTCCCTGCTCATTTGTATCATGGAGAAAAAAGTTCATCCGCTACAAGACAGCAGGGGCCGTGTACATGGAGCTACTTACAGAGCAGCAGCAGGTACATCGTTTTCTGTAGATACTGAAAACGGCACCTTAAAGAATGTACTCCTCTGCCAGGCAATGCAACCAAAGGGCATCGCTGGCCAATCTTTTATAAGCAATGGCTATGAAACTATAGCAGTGCGCATTGAAACAGGTATCGACTTTATAGATTCTCTTGTTTCTTTATCTGCAAAGTTTCCAGAAAAAGGCCAGAAGGCTCGTTTCGGGCACCCTGGTATTTGCGATGAGCAACTGGGTAAACATGTTGGGTACATTACCAATATCCGAAAAGAAGGAGATGGAGCTGTAGGAGATATTACCTTATCAAAATCTGCACAGATTTCTCCAGATGGCAATCTTTACGAATACGTTTTGCAAAAAGCTGCGGAGGATCCAGATGCTATAATGATGAGCATCGTTTTCCAGCCAGGGCCACTATACTTTTTTGATGCAGAAGGCAATAAGGTAACATTTGAAATAGGCAATGATGCGCATTTCGATACCATTGCCGCAAAACCCGAAGCAGAAAGAGTTTTATACGAAACCGTAATAGATTGGAACTATACCGATTTCGTGCACGATGGTGCAAATACAAACAACCTTTTCCGAAATTTTAAAGGTGAGCCTATGATGGCTGCCACGGTTTTTGATTTTCTGGATTCCAATCCGGAAGTGTTTCAATTCATGGTTTCCAACCGTGAAAAAACAGAAGAATTTATCCGGAAGTACGAAGCTGCCCGGAGTAAAAATAGCTCTTTTAATGTCCTTATGAATAAAAATCAAAAATCCACACAAACCATTCTGGAACAACTACAGAAGGGGTTTTCTTCCATTGTTCGCAGTATGAAATCAGCGATCGAAGGAGGCGATAACGGGGCCAAATCAATTGAAAATACAACCGAAGGCGGTGCTGATATTTCAATAGAAACGGATTCCGATAAGCCAGCAGTAGGAGATCAGGTGTATCTATCCGGTACTACCGATGTTCCTCCAGCAGGTGAGCATGTTTTAACTGGCGATCTGGCTGGTTATACCATTACCACAGATGATATGGGTATCATCACAACTGTAGTAGAGCCAGCCTCAGAGCCTGCAGCACCAGCTGTAGAAGGCGCAGCTCAGGAAAGTGCAGCAGATGCCGAAGCAACTACACGGCAGATTGAAACACTGGCTACTTCTGTGCGCAGCATGCAGACAGTGCTTACTCAGATTCTGAATATGCAGAAAGCAAACTCTGAGGATCTACGATCTATTAAATCATCTCCATTTGGCAAACAGGTATTTCCTACAGGAAATAACAATGTAACCAACCAGAGGGGTGCAATTGTAGAAGGCGAAACCGAATGGGCTAAACTCCAGAGAGAGATCAACGAAAAAAAAGCCGCACAGGCTAAAAAATAATTTTTTACAATTTAAAAAAGACCACTTAAAACCATGTCTGTAAATATAACCTCGCTTAATAGCACCTTGGGTGCCTATGCACGGGAAGCCAAAGTAGAAGCTTTTAAGAAAGTTTTGAAAGCTTCTACCCGTGATTTGTTTACGTCTTACGGTGGAGCCATTGACCAGCTTCCTCTTGTGCGTTTGCGGTCAGCTTCAATGCTGAAACCCTACGCCACTGGTGGAGGTTTTTCTGCTACTGCAGATGCGCTCACTCTTTCTGCTCGTATTCTGAGTGCCAGAAGGTGTTCATTCGATGCCAGCATCATTCCATTGGATTTGTATAATTCATGGATTGGCCAACTGGAGGGGGCACCTCCATCCGATCCTTTTGACGTTCCTCTGGAGCAGTTCATGTTTGATGCAATTATGGATCAAATTGTGGATGATCTGGAAGTAGCTGTATGGACAGGAACTTACAATGCATCCGGCACTACTGCTGCTGCTACCATGGATGGAATCCTTACTCTTTTGACTGCAGCCATTACTGCAACTGAAGTACCGGCTGGCAATGTAGCCGATGGTGTTGCCATCACTGCTGCCAATGCTTTCGATCAGTTTAAATTGATCAGAGATATCATCTCTCCTGAATACAGGAATAAGGAGATGCTTTGCCTTTGCTCTGTAGGTGTGAGAGATTTTTACCTTGCAGATTACCAGGCAACCGTTGGTGCTATTCCTTACAATACCGGATACGATCAGGTATATCTGGAAGGAACTCGTGCAAAAATTATTGCGGTACCAGGAATGGGATCCAGCCAGAGAGTAATCATCACTCCAAAAGAAAACCTCGTTTATGGATACGATGTTGATGGCCCTTCTTCCTCAATCATCACTCAGGAATTTAACCGAACCATTAAGGTTATGGGAGATTTCCGTGCAGGAGTAAACTTCCGGGATGGACAGGTTCTCTGGACAAACGACCAGGCTTAATACAACCATTTTAAACCCACAAGAATAAAATGGCAGTAACATTAAGAGACTACACCATGGGCGGCGATGCCGCTCCTGGTGGACTTGATCAGATTTTGATTATCAAAACATCCGATCTGGTATCAATGGCCGCAGTAAATTCAGGCACAGGAAAGATTCCAGCAAATGGTTTTTCATTTCAAAGTGGCGAAAGGTTTTACCAGTTTGATTTTCTCAAAAACTCTGAGAAAGCAAAAGCAGGAGTAGAAACTACCGATATTGGTACACCTCAATCTCCAGCATACGAAAGTATTGGCAAGTTCACTGTCAAAGGCAAAACAGCATTGGATGATGAGTACCTGAAAGACATTCGCGATACTGCTCGTTTGATTGTTGCCTATGTTGGTCAGGATGGAAACATTCGTATTGCCGGAACTCTTACCAGCCCAGCAATTATGCACAAGCTAAACGATAAGGGCGGTATGGATATCGAGGAATTTAACGGCTGGGAAGTAGAATTTTACTACAAATCCAAACGAGGGCTTTCTCACTTTGCAGGCACTGTTTTAGACTTGCTCAACGATTAAGGTAATAGTATTAACTGTCCTAAAACCACGGCTTCAACCGTGGTTTTTTTGTTTCCATCAAATTTAAAAATCAAACTTCCACACTCATGGAAATCAAAGAAAAAATACAAACCTGGCTCGATTCAGAAAATCGCAATTACCAGGATGGTTTATCCCTGGCAAGCCAGGTACTTAATAACCGAAACCTCATTTCTCACCTTCACAAAAAGGAGAATGCACAAAGCCGGGATAAACTCCAGTATGAGCTTGGTAAATTTATCGGAGCCACATACAAACCACTTCCGGAAGTATTGCCGCAGGTAAAAGCATCTGTAGAAGTAGCAGATGAAGAAAATGATGAGCAGGACGATTCAGAAACCATTCTGAAAGACGCAAAAGATGCATTTCTGGCAACATTACCAGAACCTATTCAGGTGCTGTATGCCAATAAGCGAACAGCTTACAATAAGCGAAACCAGATAAGCCAATCAATGCAGGATCTTACTAGCGATGGTAACGAGTTTGATCAGGCCCAACTGGAAGCACTTAAAAAAGAAGCAGATGGATATGATGAGGAAATTAAAGCCATTGATAGCCAGCTGGAGTATTACCATCAAAATGGTGCCCTCCCAATAAAAACACAGCCTGGCGAATTGGTAACCATTACAGCAGATCAGAAAAAAGCAAAGCTGCAAGAATTCAAAAGACTGATTGACAACATGGGCACAGCTGTTTCAAAAGCAAAGAAAAAAGCTGAAAGCAAACCCGATAACGTAAGCTATGCTCAAGATCAGGCAAAACTTGAAGCAGAGCTTGCTGCGTTACGTTTCGAAAGAGATGCCCTCAAAGCACAGGCCACAGTTTGATTTAGAGAGTTGACGATAGTTTCATTTCATTAAAGGGCTCCGGATATTCCGGGGCTTTTTTTTTGTCCTATCTGGAAAGCTTTCCACGGGGTGAAGTTTGGAAGGAAATAGAAACACTCCATTGAAAACAAAGCTCGACACAATCGAAAGATTTCAGGCCATTATTACCGGAGATCGGAAAGGCACTGAAAAAGAACTCAAACAGCTGGAGAGGTATCAATACTGCCATGTTATTGTTTGCCATGGTTATACAAAAATTGTTGCAGCCAAAAGGCTTATTAAAAAGGAAACCAGTGAGGGTAAAACCATTTCATTCTCCCAGGCTGCTAAATTGGTAAAGGAAAGCCTGGAGATTTTGGGGCAAGCTACCGAATCAATAAAACAGGGGCTTAAATATGCAGCCTATGAGAATCTCATGAGGCTGGCAAAAAAGGCAGAGAAGAAATCCGATTACGCTACAGCCAGACTGCTTATTGCTGATGCAAACAAACTGATGGGGCTTGATCAGATTACCGATGGAGGGGTAGAAAATCCGCAAGACTATATGCAGCCAGAGGCTTTTATGATTACTACAAATCCTAAATTTCTGGATGTAGCCAATAAGATGATAGAGCTAGAATGGGAAGAGGCTCAAATCGTAAAGGATGAGGATGATGAAGAAAACGATTAAAGGAGTTTATCTCAATCCAAAGCAGAAAGCATTTGTACTTGCCCTGCAGAAACGCAAAGCATTCAAAGGAGGCCGTGGTGTTGGAAAAACCCACGTAATCGGTAGCCATCACTACATGCTCTTCCGTAACCTGCCAACCGCAAAAGGTATTCTGGCATCCATCACCTTCGAGCAGCTTCTTTCAAAAACCTGCCCGGAGATGGAAGATAGCTGGAGAGATTGGAACTGCCACGAATGGGATCCGATTTCAAAAACAGGGCACTGGGTATTTGGCAAGCGGCCACCATCTCATTTTGTCAAACCCTACAAAATGCCAAAAAGCCCGGAGAGGTGTTACTTCTTCCTCAATGGCCACTGCATAGAGCTTGCCAGTATGGAGGTAAACAACAAATTCCGCGGTGGCTCTTACGATTTCCTCACTGGAGACGAATCTGCGCTTTTCAAAGAAGAAGTATGGAATAAGATTTTCTGCATCTCAGTACGTGGTAGAACACGTGGCACATCTGCATTTCATTCAGAGCGCAACTACATGCACCAATCCATTGTAGATGTAACCTCTGCACCATGGACAGCAGAGGGCCAATGGATTCACAAGGTCAAAGAATTAGCCAAAACAAAGCCAGAAGATTATTTTTGGATAGAAGCAAAAACGCAGGACAATATTGCCTACCTCGGAGAAAAGTATATCGAAAACCTACGGCGTACACTTTCACCAGAAGAGTTCTATGTAGAAGTTCTCAATGGAGAAATAAAACGCCAATCAGGCGGCGGCTACTATCCAGCTTTCCGCGAAGATCGCCACACCACAATAGATACCTGGGCTTATGAGTGGACAAGCACAGGGAGAATCCAAACCAAACGCGATTCATTTATAAGAGATAACCAGCCATTTCTTATCTCAATGGATTTTAACGTAACCTTTACCTGCATGGCTATATGCCAGGAGATACAAGGGCCGCAAACATTAGAACTCCGTTTTTGCGACAACCTGTTTGCCAAACCAGATCCGGTAAAAGATCCAGATGGCCAGCTCCTCATCGATACAGTGATAGATGAGTTTTGCAGCAGATATGCCATGCACCCGGTAAAGAGTGTAGACCTGTATGGAGATGCCAGTGCCAACAACCGCAGGCTAGGTGCCCGGCCAATGTTTGACCAGGCAGTGGCAAGGTTCAAACATAACGGCTGGCTCTGCTTCAACCGTTCATCTGGCAAGCTCCCATCACATGAAATGAGGTATTTGCTCATCAATAACATCCTGGCAAAGAAAGAACTCCGATACCCAACCATCTCGATCAACTCGAACAAGTGTAAGGCACTCATTTTATCCATCATAAATGCACCACTAAAAGGAGACTATACCAAGGATAAAACCTCAGAAAACCGCAAGATTCCACAGGAAATGGCCACTCACTTATCAGATGTTTTCGATTATATCATCTGTTCTAAGTATGCTGGTATCGTTACCAATGCCATAGATTCAATCTGGACAACTCTTATACCTACCAGGTAGGTAGTGTTGGATAGGTAACGCTTTCAAAAATTCATATATGCAGAAAAAGCTTACCACACAAGCTTTCCATGCTAAAGGGCGCCTGTGCCCTCGATCGTTGGAAAAATAAGAGGTAAACCGTTCTGAAAAAGTGGCTCAAAACTGATAATCATATCAATCCTGAAAAAATAATAGGAATAAATTGGCTGTAAATCTGTCCTAACGAAAAAATATTGTAGCCTTTCACTTTTGGCTCAATGAATCGGGGCGAAAACTTTGAAATCAGGCCGCAGCAGGCGCTTAATGAGATCTACAATAACGATGGAGAATTCTCTATGGAGTTTATTGGTGTAGGAAAAGGGCGGGGTAGAATTCGCAAAGAACGGGTAAGGTTTACGCTTCCGGTTTCTAAGGGAAAGGCCGTAAAAGAGGCAAAAGCAAACGGGCTGGAAGCGCCGGAATCTCCAAAACGAAGCTGGAACCACAACATAAACAAGAGCCACAACCTGCTTCTGTTTGATATTGAAAAGAATTCTCCTTTTGAAATTAAAATCTGGGCACTGATGCAGTACAATAACTTAAACATTCTCTGGCATGTCGCGAAAAAGTAACAAGTACGGAGATTATGTAGCATTTCTGGAGCGCTCAAACTCCGTTATAAGTGTTTCAGAATCTAAAAACGTAACCCGCACAAAGAACAAGGGCACAGCAAACGGGTATTCTTACGAAAAGTTTGGCTCTGATGACAAGCTTCCTGATGCCATGGTAAAGGCAGTTTGGGAAAATAGCTTTATGCCTCAACTGCTAAACACAGCACAGCTTCTTTTGCATGGCGGTGGGCTCGGATTGTTTCGAAAAAGACTGGTACCGGGTACTGATACACAGCAAGCCAGTCTATTAGTGGAGCCTGCCGAATATGCACCCATCACTGATTGGATGGAATCGGTACATCTTGAAGATTACTGGAGAAAAGCCACCAATCAATTTGTAAACGGGGCCAATGTTTATACAAATTTCAGTTTATCAATTCTCAATAAGCCTGTTAAACTGAAAATCCACGACTGGACTACAGTAAGAGCAGAGCTACGCAATGAGGAAACCGGCCAGATAGATCACTATTTGATTTTTGGAGAGCGAACAGTAAACGGAGAAAAGGTAAAAGTGGTTCTGGCTCCTCGTTATTATGATGGTATCGAAAAGAATGAGCCTGAATTTATTTTCCATGGCCATAGCCCGATATCTGGACAAAACTGTTATGGGGTGCCTGAATGGTACGGAGCTCTTGAAACGATTGAAGTGCTTAACAGGATACCAAAATTCCATGCATCGGGTATTGATAACGGGTACAACGTAAAGTACCATGTGAAAGTACCTGCCATCTATCTGGATCAGTTTGCCACAAAGGAGGAAAAGGATAAGGCGTGGCTGGATCTGCAGGACCAAATGGATGAGCAGCTATGCGGGGCATCGAATGTGAATAAAACTGTGATGACCAAATTCTTTATTGATCCGATAACTAATAAGCCACTGCCGGGGTTTGAGATATTACCACTGCAGCAGGTGATGGCCGATGAGCAGTATCTGAAACTGGAGGCACAATTCAGAACCAATGCCACTGGCTCTGTAGGT